GTAAGGGGAGTTGTGGATAAAAGTTTCTTCCTTTTTAGGATTGCTAAACTATATGCTTATCCACACTAAATATCTACTGTCCCTATTTTACTCCTGAGTTGAAAAAACATACGCTTCAGGTACCCGGCAAGCGGCACCGTAACCGTGCTTCCCGTATGTCGGACAGTGAAATCATGACCATTCTGGTCCTGTTCCACACTCACCGCTTCCGAGACCTCAAGTCCTTCTACTTAGGCTATATCTGCCAGCATATGCGTGGAGACTTCCCACATCGGATTTCCTACAACCGCTTCGTCGAGCGTCAGGCACAGGTCGCACTGCACCTGTTGCTGTTTCTCCAGACATGTGCACTGGGCAAGTGTTCAGGCATATCCATCATTGATTCCACACCACTGGCTTCCTGCCACATCAAGCGTGAGCGGCAGCACAGGACCATGAGGGGCTGGGCGGCAAAAGGAAAGTGCACCATGGGCTGGTTCTACGGCTTCAAGCTACATCTTGTCATCAATGACAAGGGAGAGATTATCCAGTGGAAGCTCACGCCAGGCAACGTAGATGACAGGCAGCCATTGAAGGATAAACGCTTCACCGAGAGGTTGTTTGGAAAACTCTTTGCAGACAGGGGGTATATCAGTCAGAACCTCTTTGAGATGCTCTTTGTGGACAATATACATTTGGTGACCAAGATAAAGAAGAACATGAAGAACTCACTGATGAGCCTATATGATAAGTTGTTGCTCAGAAAGAGTTCTGTGATAGAGACAGTGAACGATGAACTGAAGAATGTGTGTCAGATAGAACACACCAGACATCGCTCTTTTGATAACTTTGCAACAAATCTGATAGCAGGACTCATTGCATACAATCTGTTGCCAAAGAAGCCAGAAATGAACATAGAGATAATTGATAAAAGCAGGGTAATTGCATAGAGCTTATATCGAACTCACGTTCATTTAATAATTCGATAATCATTATTGTATCACAATTGTTTCGGGCGGAAACTTGCAAAATATCGCAGTTTCCGCCCAAGATAAAATTACAGAAATGAGCTATATTCTTATGGCTTTGTGATAATATCCCAAAGCTCATCATAGTTCTTCACCACATCGTATGTGACGTGACTGTCTGAAATTGTAGCGAAGTGCCGACTTGCACATTCTATCTTCACGCTTTCTGCTCGACGGTAGTCTTTTAGGCTATCCTTGTCGTAACCTTTTGTTTCTGCCACGAAATAGATGTGCTTGATGTCGCTTCCTTCATGGAATACTACAGCCCAGTCAGGATTATAGTGACCGACAGGCGTGTTGATATAGAAGCCATTTGGCAGTTTAGTATAGACAGCCACCTCATTACGGGATTCCAACTGATTAGCGAAGTCCATCTCTACGCCTTGCGAGTCAACCACCACAAGGTCGTAGAGAGACTTGTGGGATTCCATGGCGTTCACGCCCAAACGCCCCTTCAGGGCCGACGCACTGAAGATGTCGCTGTCAAACTCCTGATTGAGTTTGTGATACTTCACATGCTCAATCACGGCGATGGCCTTGCACTCATTGATGATGTTGCCAGCCTTGATGATAAACTCTTCCGGGTTGCTTTGGAACTGAATGAATGTCCTCGGACTAATCTTCTGCAAGATGGTGACGATGGCACGGCGTGTTAAGCCTGTGTTCTCCACCAGTTTACCGACAAGATCGTACTTCACACGACTGCCGATAAGCTCACGAACATTCTGCGTATGAGTGCCACTAATTTTCATGGCTTCGCCCAGTTGCAGTTTCTCCTTATTCTTAATCTCATCACCCAGCGTACCTTCTACGACCTCAATACGTATCTCCGATACCACAAGGTGATGGTCGAGTGCAATAACGGCTTTCTCTATCAGTTCGTCCGTCTTGAAATCAACCGTGTAGTATGTCTGTTGGTTGATTTTCTTCCACATATCCTGGAACTGCTTTGAGGAGAATTTCTTCTTGTCAAAGTGAGCCTCTTTTGTCTGACGTGCATTCTCTGGTTTGACAGCATCAGGATTGAATACGGCATCGAGCCACTTTTCAATGTCGTTTCTGTATTCTTTATATTCTCCAAAATCAAGAGCACCTTGCTTTTTGTCATCATGATACTGCTGTGTGAGTTGACCTTGCTTCGTAACATAATTCTTCATGCGGAGCGTGAAGAGCAAGTCTTGTGCATCGTCGTCGTTGAGTTTCTTCTGTTCTCCACGGGCGTTTGTAACAAGCAATCCCTCGAAGAGCGATGGTGTTACCTTTATTGGACGGTCGCCAACAGCCTCTGCAATCTCCGTTTGGAGTTTGCCAGCAAAGTTCGAGTACGATTCACTGGCAATAATTGTCAGTGCGTTCACCTCGAACACGCCACCATGCAGCACGCTCTCATCCTGTCGCTCACCCTCCTTGTTCACGCACAGACGCATACCACGACCCACCTCTTGGCGTTTCTTCGTGGTATTGTCAGAATCTTTCAACGTACAAATCTGGAAGACGTTAGGGTTATCCCAACCTTCTTTCAGTGCGGAGTGTGAGAATATAAAGCGTGTCGGCTCATCGAAAGAAAGTAGACGCTCCTTGTCGCGCATAATCAGGTCGTAAGCTTCTGCGTCATTGCTTCCTTCGCGCAGTTCCTTTGCTTTCGGCTGCACATAGTTGCCTTTCTTATCCTTAGAGAAGTAGCCATTATGTACCTGTTCTGCTGTGAAGCGTTTGAGGTAGGCAATATATTCAGGGTCATCAGTAAACTCCAGTTGCAGACTGCCCACAATGTTATCATATTCTTCCTCGAAGATTTGAGCAAACTCACCTTTCGATGTTCCGCCACCAGTATTGTAGATACGGTAGTTATCCACATGGTCTATGAAGAACAGCGAAAGGCACTTGATGCCACGTTTGAAAAGCTGACGCTCCTTTTCTATATGCGAAAGAATTGTTTCGCGTATTTGAGTACGACGCACCAAGGCAGTGTTCACAGTACCCACCATGTCGTTCTCAGCCAGCTCCTGTCCATTTAGCAGACGTATCACACGACGGAAGCCATCGATACGCTCGATGCGGTAGCCGTTGCGATATTCTTCCAACTCCCCAGAGTTGGCGTAAATGTCGAACTTCTCACCAACAGACTTTACCACCTGTCGGATGCCCGACTTCGTTTTCTGCTCAAAGCGAATGCGGGCGCGAGGGTTACCTGAAGAAAGCTCGATAGCCTCCAGGCACAGATAGCCATTTGTGGCGGTACTGCCTTTCTGTTCCACACCTTTGACGAAGATTTTCTTCACCAGCTTCTTATTATAGGCATCCATTGCATCAAGGCGGTACACCATGTTTACAATATCCCCTACGCGGTGTGTAGCACTATAGAGCAACGTAAACAGCGACTTAAATTCCTTAAGTTTCTCACGAGTGGCATTATTGCGGTCTGCACCGAGAACTGACTGCGGCTCATCAATAATCAAGATGGGACGTGTTGCAGTAATCACGTCGATAGGCTTACGAGAGCGGAACGAGTCCAGTTTCATGTAGATGCGCCTTGCATCCTCACCGCGAGCTGCGAAAGCCTGTGTGTTGATAATCATTACATGCAGTCCAGAGTCGCTTGCGAACTGGTCTATCTTTGTCAGTTGCTTGCTGTCATAGATGAACGACTGAATACGCTTGCCATATTCAGATGCGAAGTGTTCGCTCATAATCTCAAAGCTGCGCTTCACACCTTCACGGATGGCAACGCTCGGCACAACGATGATGAACTTGCTCCACCCATAGAGCTTATTCAGTTCAAACATCGTCTTTATATAAGTATATGTCTTACCTGTACCCGTTTCCATTTCAATAGTCAGGCGCAGGTCTTTTACATCTATCGTTTCAGAAGGTTTCAGCTGCGCTGGCATCTGAATAGCCCTTATGTTTTCCAGCAATGTGTCAGATGGAACGGTCAACGGTTGGTTGCGGAAGCCAACCACGTCGAAGAAGCCCCCATTGTCCGTCCCCATGTCCTGAGTAAACTCAACCATTGCCTGATTGCGTTGTCCTCGGAACACGTCTGTCACCGCACGGGCTGCATCCGTCTGGAATTGCTGGTTTTTGAATTTTATAGTTAAACTCTTTGCCATTGCGGTACGATATTAGATGACACGAACATTCTTCTTTATCTCTTCGTCTGTCCAACTGCACTTTTGCTTGAACAGTTCAAAGAGATTCATTTTATTGGCAGCCTTCGTAAAGCTACTGTCACGGAAAACTACGCGAACAGGGTCCATTGCAGCGATAGCGTCAATGACCTTTTCTGTGACTACACCCTCAAAGCAGCCCACGAGGTCGCCTTCGTTTACATTGTGAATAGTGCAGCCGTCCACCTTTGTTGATTCGAGTGGCAGAGACAATTCAACACCCCAGCGAAGCATACAATCAAAGAGCAAGTCGAGGTCTGTGCGGTCTTCTTTGATATTGTCAAGAAGTCCAGCAAGCATATCCTGAGTGTATTCTTTCGGTGCAAAAGCTACTTCCTTATAGTTGCTGTCTTCACACTTGAATACGCGGAAACCAGTATCAAGGTCTTGGGTGGTCAGTGGGCTTTCTTCTTTTATTTTCTGACCAGCACGACGAATACGCTCTTTGCCGATTTCACAGATGTTCTTGTAGCCAGCCTTGCAGGCTTCTGTTTTCTCGTCAGTTTCTTCAGGCCATTGTACCATTATAAAATGTGCATTTGTTCTTGCCTCTGAATTATATGAGAATAAAGCATGAGCAGTAGAGGCTGAGCCAGAAAAGAAGTCCATTACAATATCATCGGCTCCCACTTGTGCTATTTTCATCAAATAACTAATCAAAGAGGTTGGCTTTGCATAATCAAACGGTATCTTTAGCGCATTTAATTCATGTGATGCTATTTGGTTAATATGTTCTTCTATAAAACTATTTGGTTTTGCAGAAGATTTTTCTATGACATCATTTAGATATGTTTTAGTAAAAACATTCCATTCGGCAGGTTCAAATCTTTCATTAAGGAGATTTGACGAACGGACTTTCTTTACTACGATCTTATCTCGGTTTGCCTCAAATGTTGGACGAGACCATCGCCAAATACCATCGCCAAGATTCGGACGTTCAGGTGGAAAGGTCGTTCCTGGAGGAATAACTTTGGAACCGTCTGGACATTCTATCCAAAAACGCTGATCTGGGTTGCGATTTTGAATAGAAGACATATATAAACGAACGAGTTGATAACGTTCACCTTTTCTTGGTCCATCTTCTTCAATTAAATTATACGATGATTCATTAGCTCCCCCTGTAAATTCTTGTGCAAGTTCACGATTCTTTGTATATGTTAATAAGTAATCAAAGTTAGGAGCCCAAAAATCCCCTTTATTATTACTCTTTTTAGTTATACGTCCAGCACAACCTACAAAGTTGGATTCCCCAAAAACTTCATTGCATATTTTTTTCAAATCATCAACTTCATGGTCGTCAATTGAAATAAAGATAACTCCTTCCTCACTTAATAGTGAGCGGGCAATCATGAGTCGGGCATATATCATCGAACACCAATCAGAATGGAATCTTCCATTACTGTCTGTATTTCTCCAAAACCTAATACCATCTTCAAATTTATTATGTTCATCATAATCTGCATAACTTTCATCATAATGGTCATGATACACGAAATCATTACCCGTATTATATGGCGGGTCAATATAAATCATCTTGACTTTTCCCAGATAAGAGTTCTGAATCAGTTTCAGCACTTCTAGATTGTCGCCCTCGATGTAGAGGTTCTGCGTGGTGTCCCAATCTACAGACTCTTCCTTGCAAGGACGAAGTGTTTTGCGGATAGGTGCAGCAGCCTCTTGTAAGGCAGCACGTTTGCCTACCCAAGTGAAATCGTACACTTCGGGAGCGTCCTCTACGGTGTTGTCACCGAGAAGTAAGCGCAGTTTCGTAAAATCCACGACTTTGCGGACATTGCCATTCTCGTCCTTTGCTTCCGTGAAGCACGACGGCGCAATCTTATAGAGAGCGTCAAGATTCAATTGTGAGCCATTGGTCGTTTCCATGGCGATATGATTAGGATGTTCCATATATTGTTATTTTAGATTTTCTAATTGTTCTTTCATTGCCGCAAGTTCTTTGCGCTTAGCTTTCACCTGTTTGTTTATCTGCATCTGAGCGTCAAGCTGTGGCTCACGACGCATTTTCTTCTGTAGGGCAAGCAGCTCCGCTTCCGCTTTAGCGATGACTTGCTTCAGGCTGACAATCTCAGCCATTGTACCAGCCTTATGTTCACCAATGCCTGAAACCTGTGCCACGAAGTTGTCATAGATTCTCTGCAGCGACTGTCCCTGCACAGCAAGGGAGAGTTCGGTAATGGCTACCCAAGACGAAGAGAATGTCTGCGTAATCTTGAAGCGCGTATGTGTCTGATCTGCCCAGTCCTTGTAGTTAATCAGCAGCATTGCGTTTTCATTATGTGTCAGAATGAAAACGATATGATGCGGCATGTTCGCGTCGATGAACGAGAACAAGTCAGGTGGGCAGTCCGGCTGTTTGAGTTGTGCCACGAACACCTCTATCTCTTTGAGGTTGTCACTGTCCACGACATTCAGTGTGGCGGCCGACAGTTTGTAGAACCAAGTGATGTTCACCACATCGTTCACAAAGTGTGTCTTCATGCGAGGGTTCACCTCCATGAACTTGTAAAATATCGTCTTCGGCACTACGCGATTGACGATAGTGCTCTGTGGATAATTCAGAATGTTGACCTTATCGAACTCCTTCGCACCTCGGTCATTCAAGCCAGCTTGATGCTTTTCGTTTTGTCGCCGTTTATCCACGAGCACCTCCTTCCTTTATGATAAGGAAACATATCAGTTCAAAATCACCCAGTCCGGCAATGTCACCCACAAGAGCCGTAGTTGCGCCGAAGGAGAACAAACTTTCGAGATCGCTTTCCTCTTTCTTCTCAACGATAGTAGCAACTGCCTGTTGGAGCAGTTCGCTATAATGCTGCATCTGCTTACCGTCCTTAGTTTTTTTATTGAAGACGTGGCATAGTTCAAGTATAGGCTCCGTTTGACCTTTGCAGGAAATACGCATGATGTCAAGCAGCCGCTTAGGTGAAAGATGGTTGATGATGGTTTCTCCTTCATCAGACAGATACATCATGTAGAAAGGATGCAGCAGGTTCTGGTGGTTGATGTTCACTGCGTTGTTGCGGTTCTTCAGAACGAAGACAACACCAGGCTTTGCAACCTCTGAGGCAGGCACGACTGCACTCATCCCGTACGGAGTATGCTCAATATCAGGATTGTCCTTCATGTATGCAAGAAGGTCAAGTCTAAACTCATTCAAACCCAAGTCCATGATATTGATGCCTGTGTCCATATCCTCGATGTCCATCACTTCCTCCTGCAAGCGTTCCAGCTGTTGTTTGCGATAGTCCAAATCAGCCTGTTCCTCGTTAGAGAGCAGCACGTTTCCGCTACCTGCGCCAGTGATGTCCATGCCTGCCATTCGTGCCTCCACACGACCTTTCAGGCGAAGGTAGTCATCAAGTTCAATATCGGGCCAGTAGTTTACGAGTTGAATCACGTCGTTTCGTGAGCCGATACGATCCACACGCCCGAAACGCTGAATGATACGAACAGGATTCCAGTGAATATCATAGTTTATCAGGTAGTCACAATCCTGAAGGTTCTGTCCTTCAGAAATACAGTCCGTTGCTATCAGCACGTCAATCTGCTCATGGATGTGCGGTAGCAGCTTCTCCGCCTCTTTAGATACAGGCGAGAACAAAGTCAGCACATTATTGAAGTCAGCCTTGATGCCTTTGACAGTCGATTTGCTGCCATCGCCAGTTACAAGACCTGTATGCAGGTGTGCTTTGTCAGCAATAGCAGGTGCGAGATTATTGTATAGATACTCCGCAGTGTCAGAGAAAGCCGTGAACACAAGCACTTTTCTGTTCTCCCAATTGATGGGATGAGCAAACTTCTCACGGAGGTTTTCTATGAGCATCTGCAACTTGCTGTCATGCTTAGGCGTGATATCCTTCAGCATCACGAGCAGCAGCCCTAAAATCTCCTGGTCTGCTTTCAAATCGCGTCGCCATGAACGGCAGTCCATATCGGCAAGAGCTACTTTGGTTTTCTTTCCACCAACAAGGAAGTCGTTTTCGCTGTCATCACCGTCAAGCATTGATTCCAGTGTCTGAACATCAAGAATAGCGTTTTGCCGATTCTCCATGAAGCGGTCTATCGCCTTGACGGTATCGTCAATCTGCGACTTCATACGATCCACAGTCAGACGGAAAGAGTTTACGGATGACTCCAAGCGTTTAAGCAGATTGATGGCCATGAGCTTCTTCAGTCCCTTCTCACGGCCTGACATGCCGAGATACGAGCCTTCAACGTCGCGGTCGATTTCATACTTGTCGCGCTTGGACGGCAGGATATAGTCAGAGGGCGCGTATACACCTAAGTTCAGTCCGTCAAGTGCCCCGGAAATTTCCTTGTAGGTGATGGCCTCGTCGAGGTCCGTCAGTTTCGGCCGCTTGGATATGGGGCGCAGACGGGTCGGGAACTTGCCGATGTCCGCCGTGTCGTAGTATTTCTCAATATGCTTACGGGAGCGTGCTATGGTGACAGCATCCAGCACTTGGAAGAAGTCAAACGACAGCATTTCCAGCAGCCGCTCTGTGGTGCGCTCTTTCGGGTCATCGATGCGTGCCCATTGGTTGTACTGCGCCTGCGCTGAACGAAATATATCTTCAATTGGGCGGTCAACGTCCAGTTTGTCGTTGATAAGATTCTGATTACCCTCGTATGCTAACTGAAGCTGGTTCTTTAAATCATTGAAGCGGTTGTTTACAGGCGTGGCAGACAACATCAGCACTTTGGTACGCACACCAGCACGTATCACCTTGTTCATCAGACGGAGGTATCGGTTTTCGCGTGGATTCTCGTCATCCTCGTCCGTTGTCACCTTACCACCATTGCGGAAATTATGGCTCTCGTCAATAACAATCAGGTCATAATTGCCCCAATTCAGCAGGGTCAAGTCTAATCCGTTGCTCATACCCTGCTCACGTGAGAGGTCTGTGTGGAACAGTACATCATAGCGCAGACGGTCTTTCTCCAAAGGATTGTTCTTGTAGTTGCTCTTGTACGTGTTCCAGTTGTCGTACAGCTTCTTCGGGCACAGCACCAGCACCGACTTGTTGCGGTTCTCGTAGTATTTGATGACCGAAAGTGCGGTAAATGTCTTACCTAAACCTACACTGTCTGCCAGTATACAGCCGTTGTAAGTCTCCAGTTTGTTGATGATGGCGAGCGCCGCATCCTTCTGGAAGTTATACAGCTTGTTCCAAATCTGCGAAGACTTGAAACCTGTTGCTTCGTTAGGTAGCACATCTTCCGAAATATCTTCCAGGAACTCGTTGAAGATATTGTACAGTGTGACGAAATAGATAAAGTCAGGTGCGTTCTCACGATAGACATTCTCGATGTTTTCTATGATGGCTTCCGTCACGTCTGCAAAGTTTTCCTTGTCTTGCCAGAAGTCGTTGAAGTTTTTGAGGTACGCATCCGACATGGGCGACGACATGCGCTGAATGAGCTGGAAAATGTTATTGCCACGTTCACAGCCCAGTTCTGTAGTGGTGAACTCGTTGAACGGCATATAAGTATTAAGCCCTTCATCATTTTGCACATTTAGGAAGCCCGGCATCATCATGTTTGAGACATTCGTCTTGAAACGTACCTTTTGACGAATCCAATCGGCACATTCCTTGGCGATGGCTCTTTGCGTGAGATTGTTCCGAAGTTTGATCTCAAAGTCAGAGCCATATAGCGTGCGCTCACGGTTGAGTTTCGGAATATAGAACTCGCGTTTCTGCTTTTTTGCCCGCTCCTTGTTGAAGGTTGGAGAGGTAAAGATAAACCGCAGTTCGTCCACTTTCTCCAGTTCCTTCTGAAGAGCCTCAAACGCATATATGGAGAAACTGGCAGCAGCCATAGATACTTTTGACCCTTGATTAAGGGTGGTTTTCAAGTCATCTATAACTCTCTGCGTTATATTGTCGAACTGCTTTGGTAGGTCCATTTTTATTTGAAACTCCCAACGTAGTGTCTCTACAGGCGACCAAACCTTTGTTACACTGCGAAGGGAGTTTAATATATCATTTGCCTATTGGCTTTGTGGCTCTTTTGTAGAGAAATATCTTGTTCGTCTCTTTCCAAGAGACGGATATTCGGGTACAAAGGTAGTCAAAATCTTCCAAATTCCACCTTATTATAATAGAAAAGGGGCTTTTATTATGATACTTTCTCATTTTGTTTAGCAAAATGTAAGCAAAACACGCTGGAAAACACCATCTACCAAAGATCATGTGGCTGTATCCGTCTCTTGGAAAGAGATTGAGAGTTTTGCTAAACAAATCTCAATCTACAGCAATCCCAAAATCATCTTGTTTGCCTTGTCAACCACCGACGTTTCCAATGAAGCGAGGTATATCTGTGTCGTTGCCTCGGAGTCATGCCCCATTCCTTCGCTGATAACTGACAGGGGGACATTCTTCGCCTTGGCAGCACTTGCCCAGGAATGTCGAGCAACATACATAGTCAAAGGACGCTGGAGTTTCAATATTTTCGAAAGGTCTTTCAAACGATAGTTGACCAGATGAAGGGCATTGTCATATTGCTTTCGTTCGTTTTCCTTCTCTTTGATAATCGGCAGTAGATAATTTATGTGGTTATCAGGGTATTTGGCAACTATCTCAGCCATGCACTTTTCCCACTTGATGGACAGTTCTTGTCCCGTCTTTCGTCTGCGATAGGTCAGGATGTCGTTTTGAAGGTCTGACTTTTTGAGGTATGCCATATCCACGAAAGACATGCCTCTTGTGTAAAAACTGAACATAAACATGTCACGGGCAAAGTCTAATGATGGTTTCACGGATAAGTCCAACTCCTTCAAAGCTTTGATAATCTTGATGGGTATGGCTCGCTTGACGGTTTTATCCACTCCTGTATAGACGTGGCGGAAAGGGTTCTGCTGTTCGGCCAATCCTTTCTCCACGGCACGGTTATAGACAGCCCTAAGAATGCGCATATAAAACGATATAGTGTTCATGCGTACTCCTCTTGCTTTCAAGTATGCTTCATACAGGAGCATCAGGTCAGAAGTAATGCCATCAAGCGGTACGTCCTGCTCCTCTCTAAATACCATAAAACTTTTGAGCGTAGCAGTGTAGGTCTCTGAGGTCCTGATTTTGCCCAATTGTTTCAACTGAGCGATGACACCATGCATAAAGGTGAAGAGGGAGGCTTCTTTGGTCATTTTGTGGAATACCGTTATTACATCATCTGCCGTGTATCTGCGCCGTTCCGTTTCCAGCTGACAGATAACTTTCTCTAATCGGGCGATGTCCCATTCCAGACGTTCTCTGATACCCAACAGGATATTGGAACGATTGCCCGTGACCATCACGGATTCCGCCTCCGCATACCATTCGGTTTCGTAGATTTTGTAATCCGTATTCAACTGACGGACTACACGGTTATGGATAATCTGGAAGTAGATACTTCCCTCCTTACCTTCTACTGTAGAATATCTGAATTTTACCTTTATTGATGTCATTATTCAACTACATTTTAGTTAGCCTGTCAACTTATTCCCCAACCATTCTTTTTCTTGGTACCATCCCAGTTGCTCAGTTCGTTATTAGAACCACCTCCACCTGTGCTGATACCACCACGACCACCAGCCGCGAGAAGCAATGTACACATCAGTTCCTTGGTAACATTCATCCTCTCACACAAGTCTATGGTACGTCTCTTTGCTATGTCGCTCATAAAATCGGAGGTACCTGTCCATGAGATTTCTCCCAACAGGTTGTGAGCGGCAGTCATAAGCTGCTTTGGGGCGGATGCATCAAGTCCATCCTTCAAAGCCTTTCCCACAATGCCCCAACTGATAGGTTCTTCATACTCTTTGGTGAATATGCTGTGCTCATAATCTTTTGCAAAAGCGTAGATTGCATTCTTGGCATCTTCAATCTTTTCGTCAATATCCTTCCAGAAGGTCTGTATGTTCTGCTGAAGGGTGTCCCAAATCTGCTTTATTTCAAGAACTGCCATCATATCCTTAACTTGCCTCTCGGCATTGGCGGCTCGCTGTTGTTCTTTGGTGGCAATGTTTTCAGAGCGAGTGGCATCAGAATAAGCTTTGTTGAGTTTGGCTTCGAGTTCTGCAATCTCATCGTTCTTCTGCTTGCGCAGTTTACTGACAGCGGTTTCATCTATCGTAGAGATTTCCTTCTTCAGTTGCGCGTTCTCGGCAGTCAGTCGCTCATTGGCTTTTTGTAACTGTCTATTCTGCTCAATGATTTCTTTTGCATCTTTCATTGCTTTCTGATAGAGCGACTTCCCCAACTTCAAGATGTCTTGCTTCTGTGCTTCCTTGGCATCGAAGAGTGCAGTCTGCAAATCTGTGAGTATCTGCTTCACGGCTTCCATCCGCCCTTCTCGCCACTCCTTCTGTCCGAATGCAGGAATGGGTTTTTCAAGTTCTGCCTGTATTGCCTCGACTGCTTTCTTGACAAGCGGATTGGTTTTTAATGCAGGTACTACCAAGTCCTCTTGCTTGACATCCAGTATGTCAGCATATTTCTCTAATGTGATTAGTTTACCCTCGACTTTTTCCTTGCGTTGTTCGACTTGCCGTGTCTCATTCTCTATCTTGTCTTTCTCCTGTTCAAGTGCCTCCATTTCGGCTTGGGAATGTTCAAGTGATTCCTTTGCCTGATGTTCCGCTTCCAGTACAGCCTTGTTCTTGTGGACACGTTCACGCCGTTCCTCACCTGGCAGCATGGCAATGTCATCACCACGCTCCAGACCGTACTTGTGTCCCACCTCGTTGTAGTAGTCGGTGTGCATCTGGTAGTAGGTTCTACCAACGGCATATTTGTCCTCGCCCCATACATGGGCATACGACACACATTCCTTTTCCCTCCGTTCGACTTCTGTTCTTACGAAGTCGTTGCGGATTTCTTCAGGCAGCTTCTTCCATTCCTTTTGGGAGAGCTGTTTTGACTTATCATCCTTATGTATATACTTGACAGATGCACGCCCTCTGGCTTTTGTCTTTGCCACAGGGATGGTCTGGATTTGGATGTGCGGTGTGGTTTCGTCAAGATGGACGTCGAATCCGATGATGTTCTCCGCTCCCCAGCGTTCACAAGCCCAATGGTAGGTGTCCATTGCCCAATCCTTGATGCCCAGCTTCAGCATGACATGGGTATTGCTCTTTTGAAGGGTGAAGTCCACATCTTGGTCACCAAAAGCAAGTCGGGTCAGCACATTATGGTCACCGCTGACTATGATGCCGACGGTGCAGTTCGGGCTGTTGTCGGAGTTACCCAAGGGATTATTCTTGTCCTTGTAGGGTCTGAAACCAAGCTCATCCAGACGCTTCTGCAAACGCTCATGAAGTGGCATGAGATTGGAACCAAGAGGAACGATTTCGCCCTTGCCGTTAATCTCAAAATTGAGATGCTTGCGTGAGAAATCGTAATGGTTATTGGTGTCCTGGTTCTTCAGACGATAGGTCTTTTCGTCCCATCCGCGACGTTCAGGCTCATAGCCTTCCGCAGCAGAAAAGGACTTTGCAGGTGCGCCAACATGAATGGCGGCACGGGGGATGTTGTTTATAGCTTTACTCATTTTATTCAATTGCTTGGAAGTTAATGTATAAATGTTAATCGGGTCTTGGGTGGAACCTGAGTGGAGGGTTGAGGGAGAGGGTCACTCCCTCGCAGAATCGTTTTCGTTTCTGACAGTTGCCATGTGTCAGGGCACGGCTTTTGGCGAAGCGTTTCATCCCTCGGAGAGCATAATGGGACTTTTTAAGGGAGCGTGCGAATCTAAAAGTCCATATTATGTTATGGGATTTTTACAGAATCCCCTCTCGGTGCAGCCTTCATTCAGCCCGAGGAGGTATCTCGGCTTCTAAGCCGCAATCACCTTTTCCGTATTCGACATATCGATGAAGCTTGCCACAGTAGGTGCCGTTGATACCCTCATGTGAGAGCTTGCATTTGTGGCATTCAAGGTTCCTGCCGTGCCATCGTACTTCCTGTGCCAACAGGATAGACTGCACCGCTGAGTCCTCTTTGGCTTTTCCCGAAGCGGGCCTTGTTCTTGGTGTTTTATCCTTGGTTATGTTGCTGGTGGATGAAATGCCCACCAGCTCCAAGTCGAGTGCCTTGACGAGCAATGCGATGTTAGGATTGGCATCCTCCATCCGCATCAAAGCAGCTTCTGCTTCAGTCGGTCGCAGGGCTTGTTGGCTGAGAACCATCTGGGCAATGGTGTGGCAACCGCTTTGTGATTTCTCCATCACATCTGAGATATGAAAATGGAGATCGGGAACCGATTGTAGCGTTTCTTGCCATTTGCCATACTCACCCTTGTCTGGAAATACGACTACGGATTTTCCAAGGAGTGGGAGCAAATTGGTGGGAGTCGCTTTTTCTTTTCCAGTAGCAAGCCAAATGTATGGTGTGGGAAAGCCACTCATAATAGCTGCGGTCATTTCGTCCTTCACCAATGCGACCGTCTGGCTGGGGAAGGCATCAAGCAGATGCTCACCAAACAAGCATGTCGGTCGCTCATCCTGATAGTACCAGCTATCATCATAGACCTTCCCCGTTTCGCTATCCATTGTAATGATATGACCATTGGTAATCTTATGCTCTGTATTGATGTGCCAGAATATCGGTTCGCCTTGATTGGTTGCCCCGATGGGATATCGCTTCATCATAGCCTCCAGTCTGTCTTGGTTAAACCAGATGAAATTACACAGGTATTTGAAAAATGCATTGTCGAAACTTGTAATCTCCGTTTTCATAGCCTGTCCTCCTTCCAGTTGATTCCATACTGCGAACAGATATGGAAAAATGTACCGATGTTTATACTGCTGACATTGCGCAAAAGGTTGTCGAATTTCTTGTCTGTCTCAGCAGCTTTGTACTTTGGATTTTGCGAACTGACCAGATGGAACGAGCTACGCCCAGACTCACCAAGTGATGCAAGTGCTGCACCTACATGGAACCAGTCATCATAGGTGGCTGTAATGTCGATGCCACGGTCAACGATGAGTCGGCAACATTTCTCGACTTGTTCCATGTCACTACCGCTATACGAAACATGAATGGTCGGCTTCGGCTCCACCCATACTTTAGTATATAATGTAGCATCCACATTCACATACGGCTCTGGGTCGTAGGAGATGAAGCGCATCCGACTCACATCTTTGCAAGATTTGTCTATAATCAATCCGCTGTTAGCAAAATCTCGCTGCAAAGCCTCGAACTGAGCCTTGTGCTTATCAATATAGGCAATACGGAAGATGGCAAACCAGCCTTTTCCACGAATGCTACGGCCTGCATAGAGTATCTGTGGGATGTTGTGCCACTCATTTTTGAGGTCATCAAACCATGCAATGCCCATGTTGTCCTTCTTATCGATGTCTATGCAGAGAAGGTTTGAGTGGGTCACGAGTTTTTCGGCCTTACGAACAGGAGCAAATGTGCCTGAGATGGTAGCCAGAGGCAACTGCAACTTCAGGCGCTTTTGCACATTTTCATCTGATATGGAACGGATATGCTCTATCTGTTCCTTGTACTGGTCGCAGAAGAGGAAGTCGCGCAGGGAGATTTCCGTGCCGACATTGTCTTTTATATTGCTGTAATAGCTAATCTTAGTATCAAGTAGACTTATCATAGTTCCTTAAAATTAAAATTTGTTGTTGTAGTTGTAATTGATTCGAAAGCCTTGTAAATAAAGGGCTTAATGCCACAACAAGGGTACAACCATTTGCATGAAAACCGACATACGAGACCAAACACTTTTGGTTGTAGGGGTGTTGTAGGCTTATGCCCTTTATCCATAGACTTTTTCGTATATCTACAACTACAACCATCATTGTTCCTTTAAAGTTTTATTGACATATTGCTGAGAAACGCCAAGAGCTTCGGCAAGGGCGTTTTGAGACTTGATTTTGAACTGTCGGTTGACAGCCCGAAGCAGGTCACCGTTGGTCATCGGACGTTGTGTGGCCGCCGAGCCTCGTAACAAAGGATATATGCGCTCGATATGAATGCGAGTAAAGTAGTCGGCAAGGAGGATGGCATATTCCATCCCTTCGCCCGTGATAACAGGCTCATTCCAATGGTCAGACAGCAGGTGTGCCATGATAGCCAGACGCAACACATGAATGTTCATCTTCTGTCTCATGCCACCGATATAGCAATCCTCCTCTGCATCAGCCCTCATGTCATTGGCATCGGCATAGTCAGAATAAAGACGGTCTGCTTCATGGGACAGCTGGAGGGTTAACGGATGCATGTTGAACAACTTACCGATGGTGCCAGTCCAGCTCTCTCGCACCTCCAGTGTCATGAACTTGCGGTCGCCCCGCTTTATAAATGGGACTTTGTCGGGACAGGCAAAGAGGAAGCGTTGGGTGAACCCCGAATCCATCAAGGCATCGGTGCCGAAGGTCTTGCCAAGCAGTTCTGGCTGTATGCCGCCGTTGATGCTCATGGCTGGATCATCAATCAGTTTGGTCTCCTCTGATTTCCGGTTAATGGTAAAGCCGACGTTTGACCAAATGGAAAGCAATTGTGATATTTCAGCCCCTGAGCCATTACCACTTTTGTTATAACGGCCAAAGGAATCAATGAACGATTTCAGTTCGTCGGCCACAACACCAATCATATCACCTCGTGCAAGCAGGGCATTACGGGATTCGGGCGAACTGTCGCCAACAACCCGTTGATGAAATATAGGTAGCTCTCCGCTGTAGTTCTTATCTTCGTGCTTGCGCTGGTCATAAGCGTTTTTTTCTTCTGAGTACTTGGCAAAGTTGGCTTTATCCTGCTCGCGCAATGGACGTGTAACTTCTTTCAAAGGGCCAGTCTTGTTACGGCTGGGTTTACCCACCATGCAGAAAAAGTCGCAGGGATAGTTAGTATAAGGGTTGGTAACGAGCTGTACCTTTTTCCCTGCCGCAATGCCAGCGGTATAGAGGCTGTTAACCACTACATACTCCTGCGGACATCCGTAGGATTCTGAAACAATACGGATATACTCCTGCACCGGTTCGGACAACCAATCAATAGGCAGCACTGGCTCTGCGAAGGTCGATGCTTTCAGGTGCAGCTCCTCTTTGGGCTTATCAGAAGGAGATGGCAATGGTTCTGGAAGACCAAGAGGTGGGGATTGTACGACAGAGGGAGTGGGTGGAACCTTGTTAATAGGCTCCACCTTCTCTACCTCGGAGTTGATGATGGAAAGGAAGTCGGGTTGTTCGTTTCCTTCAAAAGACTTGGTGTGTTCTGACATTACTTACATCCTTTCTTATTGCATAAGCTTTTGTCTTGAGCCAATTGCAGTGCATGGTCTGCATCTACAATGATTTTGCGGCCAACCTGAGTGATGGCAGCATTTATCTTTCCGCTCTTCTTTATGCGGTTGGCTGTCGGAATTGAGCATCCGAAAATCTTAGCGATACCTCGGATGCCATATTCGTACTTCTTTCGGGGTGACTCTGCTATGGGAGCTGATACATAGTTCACCCCTTGATGAGATGAATCTTGTAGGAACAAGAACTCCTCACCAGTCATCTGCCATAACGGCTTCTTCAATAATTCTTCTAATTGCATATTCATGTATTTAAGCAATTCTGGCTTCCAAGATAAGGTACGAGACTCATCTTTTCTTTGCCATACATGGCGCAGCTCGTACTTTTGCGTCACGTTTTCGATTGCAAAGTTAGTGTGGATATTAAAAAGAAAAACCACCAAATATCTGTTGATACTCAGTGGTTTGCACGATTGTTTGGATAACCGTTTGGAAGATTTGGAACGCCCTTTGGATATGAATTTGGTTTGGATGATTACATTGAGGCTTTATTTGAGAATTAAGTCTGTATGTCAACAAAAAAGGCATATCTTGATGTTGCCAAGATACACCTTATTAGTATAATATGTGACAACGGGTTAACGATTATATACCTAACATTGCTTTACGTATTTCTGTCCTGATGCTCTGCAAGGTAGATTCTTTTTGGTTTCCCCATCTTTCATCAGGATTACATACCCTTTTAGAATCCTTGTTGCTATAAGCTCTTAGCACCCGGTATATCGAAGCAGAAAAGTTGTCAATATCATCTTCAGGGAAATAGTCGTTCTTGAAAGCCTTCGTCAAAATGTCGTCTGTAGCCTCAGGTTTGGCAATGTTGCGTATAGCGATAATACAATAGCCAACAATTGTTCTTTGGGATCTACTGCCCCTGTGTTGTTCTAATATTCTTTCGATTGCATTAATAACACGTAGATTTGAAGAAGCAGGAATGAGGTTCTGGCTCAGTGTCAATCCTGTGGAGTTGACCATGGGTGCTTTTTCATCCTTAGTTTCTTCTACTTGTGGACTTGATGATGGTTGGGAATCATCTTTTATGTCTGATGAACCTTGCTCTTTAAGATAAAAGCGAACACCTTCTATCCGACCGATATTTACGATGTAATTGCGGTTAAGGTCATTATCTGAGGTGGAATTCGTCTCGTTTGTTTGTTCAAGATTATCAGCATAAAAAGCAAAATCGACCTTAGCCGATGGATGTTCCTTCTCATATTGTTCGCAGAAGTTGTAGGCAGAGATAAATCCATTAGCATACCAGCGACCTGCACGAGACAATTCCAATAACGACACATTACTATTCTGTCTAATATTTGCTTCATAGTATGCTTGTAGCTTATCCTTGGTTTCATCTGTGATTAGTACAACGAGTTTTTTGTCTTGGTAAGCAGAAATGAAATGTTGGAAACCTGCTATAGCATGATGGCTAAAGTCCCGGTCCTTACCATTCCACAGCGTGTGCAACCTTGGAATAGTGGATTGAAAATACTTTTCTGGCTCTATAATCATAATCGTCTTTTACATTAAGTCAAACTTAGACATTGCACTGGCCTTTGTTTCGTCGGCGACATCAATATATGGCTTCATGGCCTTATAGTCGCTGTGCCCCGTCCATTTCATAATAACATTTGCCGGTATGCCAAGAAGGATGGCATTGCAAATAAAGGTTCGACGAGCAGCATGTGTACCCATCAGTTCATATTTTGGACGGGTCTCGTCTATACGCTGCTGTCCACGATAATATGTAATATGTACTGGAGAATCTATACCAGCCAGTTCACATAACTCCTTCAGATATTCATTCATCCTCTGATTGCTGATAACAGGCAGAGCCTTGTCGTTCTTAAACGGCACATCCTTGTACTTGTCAAGAATAGAACGGCTGTGCTTGTTGAGTTCAATCTTCAGATGGTCTGTAGTCTTGATTGTTGTTATATCTATGTGGTCATCCTTAATATCACTTCGGCGGAGATTGTATGCATCTGAATATCTCAGGCCCGTGAAACAGCAGAATGAAAACACATCACGCACACGTTCAAGATATTGCTTGCTGCCAGGAATCTGATAGTCACGTAATTGCTCTTGCTCTTTCCGAGTTAAGAAAATAATTGCCTTGTCAGGGTTCTTCAACTTGGGCTTGTATGTTTCGAATGCAGCATTTTGATGGTATCCTTTTTTCATACTCCACCGCAAAAACCATTTCAGGAAACCAACTTGTTTAGAAATTGTACTATTTCGCATTTTCAATTGATGACCGAGGAATTCCAGATAGTCGTTCAAACCCTCCTCTGTGAAATCATCAAATGAAATATTGGGATTGAAATCGTGGAGATGGTTCCTTTGAGCCGCGAATTTCTCAAAAGTGGCCTTCGTCCAATCATTCAGTTTGCCATTTTCCTCGGTAAACTCATCGTAGATTTCCCAGAATGTCTTCTGGTGAATAAGTTCTTCGGTCTTGGGGGCTTCAACTTTGCTCCTTGATGTATATACGCCTTTCAGTTGCTCTGTGGTAGGCATCAACTCCTGTAGTTCGAATTCCTTGAAAATATCCTGAATCAACGTGTAGCTCCGTGTCAACTCCGCATTTATTTCAGACGCAGGAACCTTTAACTTATTGGTGCAACCATTTTTTACTCTTTGCTTGGTAGCATCCCACTTAGCAGCATCAATACGATAGGGCATAGTAAACTCAATACGTTGTCCAGAATAGTTCACCCTCATGCGGATAGGTACATTCTCGGTTATAGCCACACCGTTTTTCTTTCTCCCTTCAAGGGCAAAGATGATATTTCTTTTGATATTCATACGCTCTGCTATTTTATGGTTGAAAGAATGGTAATAAGACTATCTTCGATTTCCTCAGCCGAAGGAATCTCTTGATAGGCCAAGTCTGGCAATTCTCGCAAATAAAGGGACTGCAGATTATTCCATACTGCATGAAAATCTGCCAGCAAAGGAGAATCACCCATCGTCTTGCCTTGCCACCCATCGGGCTTTTCAAATTCCTGCTGATCGTGGTCGAACAATGCCTTCAAGTCTGCTTTGAAGTCTTCACTTTGTAAATAGGTGTGAGTCTCAGTGTCATGCAGAAGGAAATAGAGATCATAGAAGTGGCGAATCTTAGCAGACAGCTCTGGCATAGGATTGTCAGCAAGGGAACAACGGAGCAATGACACCAGTTTCTCTGTCAACGTGCGTCGTTTATCGAGGACGATGACTTCGAATGGTTGCATTTCGTATTGCTCAATCAGACTTTCATTACCACTTTGGATGATGAAGTCTGTCAGGAAACTGCTCAATGTGCATTTTTGCGAGGGGTATGGATTGGCAAAAGAGTTAATCTCCACCAAAAGTTGACCTGCCTTTATTGCTCCAATCTGTTCGGTTGCGACGGCTCGTGGATATGCATAAAATGCCTTGTGATAGTGAGAACCTTTGCTGGTTACTCCAGGGATAACTATTTCTTCCAATCTTGCGGTCATGTTCTTGGCTGTTCTGCGGATGAGGTTCTTCAACTGATTACCGCTCAATGTCCATGCTTCGGCTATTGCAACATCGATATCTTCTGAGAAGCGTGCCCCGATGCCGTATGCCTTTGAAAGACTGGTGCCACCCTTGAACACAGCCTTACCGTCTTTGTCACCTTCTGCCATCAACTTCAGTGAACGGCAAATCCAGTAATCCTTCTCGATGAAGATGCTTTTGATGCCGAGTCCACCTTCATTCTTCGGACTTGATGCCGCGTTGATGGCATCAGTAAACAGTTGTTTGTTCTCGTGTAATCTCATAAGATATTCCAGTTTTTCTTGTTAGGTAATGCCTGTTCAGAGATGGGCAGCTTATAATTTGTAGTGCCATTAAGACTTTTCTTCAGAGATTCTGTATCAAGGTTGTTCTGTTCCATGATAGCCCCCAGAAGCGCTCTGACGTATGACGTGTAGTTCTCCGCCAGTTCCACCAACCTTTTTTGTTCCGCTTTGGAAAGAGCACAGATGATATTGTCCAGTTGGACCACTATACTATCAGGACTACTTGCTGGTATTTCCTTGATAAACTTCAAAGCATCAAGAATCCTCAGAAGAGGAATGTTTTCCTCTGTGATAGGGTTGCGCTGCTGCAAGAAAGAGATGACATAATCCCCTCTGGTCAGAGGATTGCGATAGCGATTCGTACCTATCAAAATCGAAGAGGTGATTTGTGTAGTCAGTCCCATTGATGCGAACGCACTGTTTCCTGTGATATAACCGACCAACTTTCCATTCTTTTCCAAGAAATCCTTCGTGATTTCTTCTGGAACTGGCTTCAAAGTTCCAAAGATGGTCTTTCGTGGCTTATAGTACTTCCCCTTGGATAGCCTTTGCAGAGTACCTTGTTCGGTCAATCTGTTGAGTGCCTTGACCAATGCTCCCTGATATTGCATGGGCACGTTGAAGTCGCCAATGGTGAGAACAACACCATCGGGAGTGTCAGCTATCTTCTTCTTTACTTCATTACCAATTACCATATCTATAGCTTTTGATGGTGCAAAGTTATAAAAAGTCTTGTTATTAACGCAAAAAACATGACCAAGTTTGGCGTTATTAACGAAAAATTACCACTTGAAACACCTTTTTAACGCATTTTTGTCCCAAAATTGCAACAATCTTGGGACAGAGGCGGTAGTCAATGTGCTTCATCATGTAACCATAATCCCACTCATAATCAGTGATTGCAAGTTTGGGTGTAAGTTCAAAATCTACACCCAATTTTACACCCAAAAATGGCGATGGTGCATGAAATCCAGTGATATTGTGATTTTTGGATAACCTCTGTAAGTGATTGATATATAGTTATTTATGTGGTTTTTGATATTCTAAGAAACCATAAGTTTGAGAGCCTCTCTCTCCGCAATTTCTTTCTCTTTTGCAGATTGCTTGGCAATGAGCCTGTCCATATCCTCCGAAATCTTCCTGTCCGTCACCTGCGCGTAAATCTGCGTGCTTGATATGGAGGCGTGCCCCATCATCTTGGCAATGCTCTCAATGGGTATTCCTGCACTTAAACTCATTGTACCGAAAGTGTGCCTTGCCATATGATAGGACAACCGTTCTCTGATACCGCAAGCCTTGCCCACAATGCACAGGTTCTTGCCCATTACGCTACGGCTGCAACTACGGGGGAAGACAAGGCTGTCACCTTTTTCTTTCACCGTCTGCAGTTCTTCGTTTCCCTCCTGTTCTTCCCAACAATGGCGGATAATGGCCTCCGCTATTGGATGCAGCGGCACAACGAACTCCACCTTTGTCTTTTGGCGTTCCTTTCGGATATACTTCCTCCCGCCCGCTGCCGTTTGGATATGCCCATATTGCAGAGTTTCCATATCAGCGATTGCCAGTCCCGTAAGACAGGAAAAGACGAACATCAGCCTTGCCAATTCCGCCTCGCTGTCATTCATTTTCATTGTCGCAAGTTTAGCAACTTCACTCTTTTGCAGGAAGCGTATCTTCTTTTCTTCTTTCTCATACTTGGCATGCTCAAAAGGATTGCAGCGAATAATCCTCTTGCTGACCGCACGGAACATCAGCCTGCTCAGCCAGCAGAGATAGTTGTTGATGGTCGTTCCCTTTAATCCGCGCTTTTTGAGAAAGAAGCGATATTCCTCAAACAAGTCCTCCGTAATGGTGGAAATGGATATGTCCTGCAATCCTTTATCTTCCACAAACTCACGGAGGTTCTTGTCAGAATGGGACAGATTCAGATAAGTTCCCTCCGCCCTTGACTTTCCAACGCTTTCCTTGAGTGCTTGCAGCTCCGCCCTGCTCATGGCAAGGAGGGTTGACGGATTCTCTGTTATGCCTTGCAGGTGGTTCTTGATAAGTTCAGCACTTACCACTCCGTCCCTTGTCAGTATATCCTGATAGGTCTTTTCCACAATTTCCCTGAACTCATGGAGTCTTTGATTGGTTTTCCTGTCTGTCGTCAAGCCCTGCTTGGTGTTCCACTCGGAGGGATTACATTCTTCGCCCGTGGTAATGGCTGTGCTTTTTCCGTCTATGGTGATACGGCATAGAATGGCGGTATTGCCATCTGCCTTAATTTTCTGTCTGTTGATATAGAACATTATCTTGAATGTACTTCTCATTGTCTTGATGCTTTAATGTTTTGATTGATTGGATGAATAAAAATAAGATGATGAGACTTTATCGTTAGATAGTCAGCTGCATATCACCTGTAAAAGAGAGGAAAAGGTCGAACTCCTCAAAAAGTTTCAGTGGAGTTACTTTGGCATAGCGTTCCGTCATGCTTATGTTGGAATGTCCCAGCATCTTGCTTACCGTTTCAATAGGCACACCCTGTTCAAGCGTGATGAGTGTTGCAAAGGTGTGCCTTGCGGTATGAGTGGTAAATGGAAACGATATGCCTGCACGAAGCCGCAGGGCTTTCAGACAGGTCTGATAGCTCTTGTACTTGATATAGGGAAGCAGTGTTTCCCTTTCATCGCAGTGAAACCTCTCTATCAGCCTAATGGCTTCGGGCAATAACTTGATACGGCAGGGTACGCCTGTCTTGTGGCGGTTGAATTTCAGCCATATTTTGCCTTCATCATCACGGACAAGGTGGGACTTGCTCAGTTCCATCAGGTCGCAATAGGCTGCACCAACATAGCAGGCAAAGAGGAATATGTCCCTTGCCGTTTCCATTTCTTCCTCCAAATCCTCAAAGCAGAGAGCCTTCAGCTTTTCCAACGCTTCCTTGTCGAGTGCCTTGGGGAGTTTCTTGTTGCCCTTTGATATCTTAACCTTGTCAAAAAGGAGCGTGTCTGCCAATCCCTCACGGTATGCCAATCTGCATACCGTCTTCAAATGCGTGGCTACATTATAGAACGTGCTTTCCTGAAAACCACACTCACCTAAGAAATACTGCTGGAACTCATGGATAAAATCCTCTGTAAGTTGCGAGAATGCCAAGTCCGAAACCTTGTACTTCCGTTGAATAAACTTCTGTAAATGTATCCGGGTGGAGTGGTAGCCGTGTATGGCTCCTTCCTTGATGTCTATACCTACATGGTTTTCTTTTTCCTTGATGAGTATGTCCAGCCTTTCGATGAGCATGCACCGTGTCTGCACGCTGCCCTGAAACTGCTCCTTCACATCGGTTGCGTCAAACGGGCATCCTTTGGAGAGCAGGGACTGATAAGCAGACTGAACGGACAGCAACAGGTTTTCCAACCTGCTGTTCACTTCCACCGCCTCACGGCTCTTTCCGTCCATTCGGCTCTCACGGGGATTCCACAAATCGGGATTGCAGGAGAGTTTGCAACTGAACTGGGCAATGGAACGGTCAATGGTTATCCGCCCCATAATCGGGGCTTTGCCCGACTTGTCAAGACCGCTCTTTTTGAGGTAGAGCAACACCTTCATTTTTCCTTGTTTCATACGCTTTAATTTCTGTGGGCAAAGTTACCCGAATTAAAGCGTTCCTCACTTACGCAGAAAACTGCCGACCGAAGCAACAGCCACACGAGCGAAAATAATTCAGCTACCGAATATTACTCCATCGTTACCTATGCTAGAATCGGGTAACGTTCTGGTAACTGAACTTCTGCCTAAATCTGCATATTGCTGCCCTTTTTGAAAGAGGCAGTTTTATGCAAATTGTTCCGTTTCCTGCTTATTATCAGTCAGTTTACACCAACTTCGATTTTACTTCATTTTCTTTGATTAGTTGCGCGGTAATATGCCTCATATTGCGAATTAAAAAGAAAGAAATGAGTGCCCCATTTGGCTTTTACGGAAAAACAGAACAATGGCTGCCAACTTTCAATGTCAATAATTACGAAAACTTTCAACTGTTTTTTTGCAGTGCCGAATGGTGCTTTTCACACATGATTTCAACGCTGCTCACTTCGCCTTATCAGTATGAAAGACACGGGGTTAAAAGTCTTTAGAAGTGTTGGTTGCCATTGTTTAATGTCTGAGAACAAAGGATAAAGAACGTGAATTTTAAGAAATAGAGGGTAGAATTAAATATTTTTATGTAGCTTTGTGTCAGGAATAATGTTTAAATACCATAAATATGAGACTTTTTATTGTTTTTATCTTTTTTTATTCCTGCCTTGGGTTGTATGCCCAAAAAACTGATTCGCTGCACATGGACAGCGTTGTTCACACCCTCCCTGACGTGATGATCAAGGGCGAAAGACCACTTGCCAAAGTACAGGGAAGCGCCATTATCTATGACCTCCCACGTCTGATTGCCAAGAAAGGTGCATTGAATATCTATGAAGCGCTAAAGGAATTGCCCGGCATCCTGGAGCAGGATGGGAAGCTTTCCTTAGCAGGTTTCGGTACAACTTTCATCATTGACGGCAAAGTTTCCACGCTTTCTCCCGATGAAATTACAGCGCTCCTGAAAGCTATGCCCCCAAGTAAGATAGACAAAGTAGAGGTGTATTACAACGCTCCGGCTAAGCTTCAGGTGCGTGGAGCAGTAGTAAACATACGACTGAAACATGGCAGTGACAGTGAAATGCCATTGCAGGGAGAACTTGGTGGAGTATGGGCGCAGAAGCATGAACCTACATTTGACGAGCATGGAACCTTGCTTTTGAACAGCAAGAAGTTTGCCATGGACCTGTTTTATCAGCATGTTAACCGGAAAACCTATAGGACAACAGAATTCAATTCGCGTCACACCCTCAATGACGGAACCACACATCACATCGAATCCTTTACGCCAAACCGTTATAAAGGCTATGGTCACAGGGTGCGGTTAGGCATGGACTACAACTTCAGTAAGGATCATTCGCTCACTCTGGTCTATCAGATGACCAACACAAGCGGTTCAAGTCAGCAGACCACTACAGGGAATATCACGAGTCTTTCGGATATTAACACACACACATGGCTGCACAACCTGCGGCTTGACTACACTGCTCCTTTCGGGCTGAAAGCCGGTGGAGAGCTTACATATTACCACGACCCATCGCATGAGAACCTTCAGAGTACTATCCCGACCGGCATGATGCGCCTTGCTGTTGATAACGAGCAGCGGATTAACCGATGGCGATTTTATCTTGCAAAAGAACATCAATTGAAAGACGGATGGGGGTTGAATTACGGGGCAACTTATACCACAAGTATCAATCACGGCAGTCAAAACTACGTGCAAGTACACTCTACAACAGGCTACAGTCCTCAGTCCTCATACACGCGATTGCGCGAAGAGAGTGTGAATTTCTATGTAGGAAGCAATAAGGAATTCGGCAAAAAGCTTTCTGCCGAGGCTTCTTTGGCCGCTGAATATTACCACACTTTGTTATGGCACGAGTGGCATTTCTATCCCATACTGAACCTTACTTACCGCCCCACAGAAGGACACCTGCTGCAGTTGGGATTAAGCAATGAACGCAAATATCCAGATTATTGGACAATGACTCCATTCACGGCATATAATAACGGAGGCTACAGTGAGATTACGGGGAACCCTTATCTGAAGCCTTCGAGCAAATACCAATTACAGTTACTCTATCTTTTGAAGAACAAATATCAATTGGTTACATGGTTCATGCATACCGATAATTACTTCATTCAAACGGTATATCAGCGCCCCGACAGACTGTCATTAAGCTATAAGAACTTTAATTTTAACTTCTCAGAACAGGCAGGTGTGCAGATGGTTATCCCTCAACAGTTTGGTAAAGTGTTGTCCTCCCGTTTCACATTGTTGGGCATTTGGCAACACGAGAAGGCCGAAGACTTCTATGATATTCCATTCAATCGCCATAGAATTTGGGGCGCTGTGACGCTGAACAATACGCTGACCGTATCAACAAAGCCCGACATCAACCTTTCAGTAAATGCCTGGATACGCTCTAAGAGCATTCAAGCCACGTATGATTTGCCGTCATCAGGCAGCGTGAACCTTAGTGCGCAATGGGCGTTTATGAAGAAGAAAGCTTTGCTGCGCCTATTCTGCAACGACCTGTTCCAAACGGAAACGATTGATCCTTACGTCCGTTTCAAGGGACAAGATCTTAGTGTCGATTACTCTTGTTACCGCACTTTCGGTCTCTCTTTCACGTATAAGTTCGGTGGATATAAGGAGAAAAAGCGCAAGGAAGCCGACACTTCACGCTTCTGAAACAAGCAGAAGATAACGAGTTTAGTCTCTTTCCTCTCTGTCATTAAGGGGAAAGAGACTATAAGAAAAATTGAAAAGAGCATTTATGCTTTTGCGTTTTGCAAGAAAGGTAGCCTGCTGATAATCTGCTTAGCCATTGAAGTAATCGGAATGGAAACGACATAACTGATTACAATCAATACAACATAAATAACTAACGGATACTTAAATCCATAGATAAAGTCATGGAAAAGATGATAACAGAAGAATGAATGCGTCAGCCACATCACCATGGATTGCCGTCCAAGTCGTTGCAGAATATGTGCTATGTGCACATTGAATTTGATGTGGACTAACAGAAAAACATAAATGAATTCAAATGCCGGTGCAATGACTGATATCGTAAAAAAGCAGTTGATAATGAAAGTTGTTACGAGTGCAACAACAGCATACGACGAGTGATTTTCCAAGAAGTGAGCACGCCATTTCCCTTTACTTACATAGAAATGGAATACAGCTCCCACAACAAAAGATAGCAGAACATCGAAATAAACCAAAACAAAATTATACCAA